GCTATATTGTCCAGATTTGGACTCGTTCCATCGCCGCCTTTATCCTCACCGGAGAGAGTTCTTCTTTAATCCCTTTCGGAAACCCCGGAGGGCGGAGGCGGATCATGTCGGAGATCCCGTAACCGTGGTTCTAACAGCTCCACTGAGGGGTGGTGCTGGCGAACTCAAACAACAGAGCTAATTATCGCCGATCAACACCCAATAGTCAACAACTGTTGGCGAACAAATGGTTATGGGCGCCCACAACGGGTGTCCGGTACTGTGTGTTTGTAAGTCATTGATATATAACAAGAATTAGCAATTTAGGGATTTAAGGCGGAACTGATAGTGTGACAAGGGTCTGAGCAAAAACGCCTCACAGGGGCTCAGAATGCGTCTGATGCGTGTCAAGCGTTATTTGTTATTATTTGGTAAATAATTAACAACCCACTCTGGATATCATCGTTCCGGCTGACGGTCTAGAATTGGCCTACCAATAAATGAGGGCGTGACATGGCACCCAAAAAACTAACACCCAAACAGCTGCACTTTGCACGGTGTGTGGCCAGTGGACAGACACAGGCAGATGCATACCGGGAGGCGTACAACCCAAGGGACTCAACCACCAGCGCCAGCATCCATACGCTGGCGTCAAGGGTAGCAACTAAGGTTGAGGTAAGGGCGAGGGTGGAAGCCTTGGTGGCTGCTAGGGAGAGGGCGGTTGCAGCTTCCGCTGTCACGGACAGGCAGAAAGTGACAGAACATCTGAGAGATGCACTTGCCGGGGGAGAGACTGACCAGTTCAGACTTCGAGCAGCTGAGCTGTTAGGCAAGAGCGCTGGGCTGTTTGTCGCTGAGATGAACGTGAACACCAGCGCACAGAGAGATCCAACAGAGGTAGCAGCTGCGATCCAGCAGCGCCTGAGCCAGCTCACCGGACAACCAGTCAGTGAGGATGGCCCCGGACAGACAGGAGATCCCCTAGATGTTGAATCCCCGGAGATTCACTAACAGTTCTACTAAGGGGCGGGATCTGGTATCGGCGCACCCCCGACCCCCCTGAGACTTGGCCGCGCATCAATTTATTGTTACATAGTAATCCGCTCAAATAATCAGGAGATTTTGCGGGTTTTTTTACGAAAAAAATTTCGGCGAAAATCCGGCTAAAAATTTTCCTGCAATTTTTGCAAATATTTTTATTGCATATCTTGTCAAGGGGGGTAATATGTTAAAATCAAAATATTTCTATGTACTAGGAATACTACTAGCCTAGTAGTATTTCTCTAGCTAGAAATACCACTAATTCTTTTTAAGAAGAATTTCTAGCCACTAAAAATACTGCTAGTAATAGTAGTACTACTAGTAAAATGAGCGGTTTCAACTGGTATTACTCAAAACAAGAAGGGAGAGACAAAGATGGGAATTCAGGTGAACATTTATAAAAGAGGTGGTGAGGAGGCTTATACCGTTAAAGTTAACGGAGCTGGTTATGAAAAAGGTTTCACAGTCATAAACGCAGAAGGGGATTTTGAGCCAAGTGAAGAATATCCCGCCGCAGAACTTGTGATGGAAGAACCAATTGGGGGTAGAAAAGTCCTGAGACTAATTCCGGTTTCCAAAAAAGGGAAGTGGACTATGTTTAGTGGAAAGTATGCCGCAACGTCTGACTCAAGGTTCGGAGAACTTTGCGAAAAGTTACTGGGGGCAGCGTTTTACGGTGCGGTTGCGGTTCACGATTTCACTGACAAGAGGGTTTTCCATGGAACATAATAAGGAACGCGAAAGCGAACAGGAATGCGAAAACGGCTGCCTGTTCGATGAAACTGAAACTTGCTTTGAATGTGGCAGACCGAAACCGACTTGGCAGAAGGAACTGGCAGATGGTGAGGATATTATTGGAAAGAGACTCGACATCTGGGGGATCTCCTTCTAGGCGTTATTTATGCCATATAAAAACAAAAAGGATCGGAAGAAGCAGACCAACAAGCCTGTTGGGAGTAAGCCGTTTAAAGCACGGATGGAGCGACAACGTGCCAGACGAAGGGTAGACAAAACGGGCACAGATAGGAACAGGAACGGCAAGGCAGATATCAGAGAAGGCAAAGATGTAAGCCACAACAAGATGTTGAGCCGTGGTGGAACCAACAAAGATGGTTATAAAATTGAAAGTTCCAGTAAAAACCGCAGTCGTAATGGCAAGGTTTCCAAGAGAAAACCCAGACCCAAGAAAAGGAAATAATGTCGCTTGAAAAAAGAATAGACCCGGATCTGCTGGGAAAGGTAAACAGCCTCCCCCTTAACGAACAGGCAGAAATTCTCGATCTGTTTGAAGAACTGGAAGAGGCTGAAAGAAAAGAAAGAGCCAGAGACAGCTTTCTGGGATTTATTGACAGTGCATGGCCTGCTTTTATAGAAGGCAGGCACCACAGCGTTATGGCAGATGCCTTTGAGCGTGTCGCCAAGGGCGAGCTAAAACGGCTGATCATCAATATGCCACCACGGCATACCAAGTCAGAATTTGCATCGTATCTGCTGCCAGCTTGGTTTCTGGGGCTGTATCCTGAAAAAAAGATTATTCAGACAGCACACACCGCCGAGCTGTCTGTTGGCTTTGGCAGAAAGGTTCGTAACCTTGTAGACAGTGCCGACTATAAAGACATTTTCCCGGCTGTTTCATTAAGGGCCGACTCCAAGGCCGCTGGCCGGTGGAGCACCAATAAAGGGGGAGAGTACTTTGCAATTGGTGTTGGTGGTGCCGTTACAGGTAAAGGTGCCGATCTTTTAATTATTGATGACCCGCACAGTGAGCAGGAGGGTCAAAGCCTAGATCCCTCGGTGTTTAATAAGGCCCACGAATGGTATACCTCTGGCCCAAGACAGCGATTACAGCCCGGAGGGGCTATCGTTATTGTCATGACCCGATGGCACAAAAAGGACTTAACCGGCCAGATACTTAAATCCTCCCTGCAAAGAAAAGGGGTCGATGAGTGGGAACTGATTGAGTTCCCGGCGATTATGCCATCTGAAGAGCCGTTGTGGCCTGAGTTCTGGCCGAAAGATGAACTTGTCGCGCTTAGAAACGAACTCCCTGCCAGCAAGTGGAACGCCCAATACCAGCAGAATCCGACCTCAGAAGAAGGCGCACTGGTTAAAAGAGAATGGTGGCGGCACTGGGAAAAAGAAAAACCACCCCAATGTGAATTTATTATTCAGTCTTGGGACACAGCGTTCTTAAAAACACAAAGGGCGGATTACTCTGCGTGTACAACGTGGGGTGTATTTTACATGCCCGACGATGCAGGCTTGGATCAACCTAATATCATTCTCTTGGATGCACATAAAGAGCGGCTGGAATTCCCAGACCTAAAGCGTACCGCCTATGAGTTCTGGACAGAGTGGCAACCCGATGCGTTTGTTGTTGAAGCAAAGGCAGCGGGGACACCGCTTATATTTGAGTTAAGGGCAATGGGAATCCCGGTCAGTGAGTATACCCCGTCCCGTGGCAACGATAAGATTTCCAGAGTTAATGCAATATCAGACATGTTTGCATCTGGAATTGTGTGGGTTCCCGAGAGACGGTTTGCAGAAGAAGTGATCGAAGAGTTTGCTTCTTTCCCCTCTGGAGAGCATGATGACTTGGTTGACTCATCGACACAGGCACTCCTGCGCTTCAGGCAGGGCGGCTTTTTGAGATTAACCTCAGATGAAGAAGACGAGCCTTTCTATCCGAAAAGGGCTGAATATTATTAACGCAGGGGTTCTAGTGTGACCAGTAATGTACCTCAAAATATTAAGAATCTTGTCAAAGGGGAAGAGAATAAACCTTTACATTTAGGTAAAGTGAAAGAAGCCGAAGTTTATGCTGATGGGGATGGATGGTCAGCAGGATTTGGGCATTATCTAGGTAGAAAGGTAAAGGAAGGCGATCTATGGATCAATACTGATGACAACAAGCGCTATAGAGCCGCAGTTGATGATGCAGATAAAATCGCCGCTGGTGCATGGATACTAGTAGACGATGCAGCAGCAGCGAATAGCAAGATTGTTACGCAGGCAGAGTATGACGAGCTGGACGAAGCTAACCGCCTAGACGCCTACATAGCCGCCTTTGTTCAGCCCGACACTCCTGCTACCGCCGAAGAACTTAAAAAATATCCTCCGGGGTCAATAGTACCTCAAGACCAAGTAAATGATTGGTTTGAAGTGGACATATCTAAAAGCTATAACGCGGCTGTAGCTCAAAATAACCAATTACCTAAAGACGTAGAGATTGGCCGCCTTACTTCTGTAAATTATCAACTAGGTACAAGTTGGAATAATGACTTTGTAGACACTTGGGACTTTATGCAATCAGGTCTCTGGCCAGAAGCGTCCCAAGAGGCTTTAAATTCACTATGGGCTAGAGAACAAAGTCCTGCAAGAGCTCAAGAGTTTTCTAATGCTTTAATTGATAACGATCTAAGCACTGAAGAAGTTACACTGTTTCCAAGACGACAGAACCTAGTGGCACAAGGTGTGGACACACCAACCGAGATGCCTGAAGGGTTCAATGCAGGTGGACGCACAAGACTAATTTAGAGGTTAGATTATGGCGACAGAAAAAGGGCTGAATATTATTAACGCAGGGGTTCTAATGGCAGAATATTATCGTCGGCAGGATTTCCATTATTTAGAAATATATTGATACCGGAGAAGGCAATGCCTAGTTATTACGACAGCAAAAAG